ATACTTTAAGCCAGCCGGTATGGGCCAGGCTACAGGTGACCCTAACAAGTCTAAATCAACTCCGGCACAATCATCAACTCCGGTAACCGAAGCGGCATCTGCTCCACAAGCAGCGGCAGCACCTGCTCCAGAAGCAGCGGCACCAGCACAAGGTGGTGATAGTGCTAACAGGGCTCAGGACATTTTAGCAATGATCCGTAGTCGTCAGCAATAAAGAGTTTGGGTGTGAGCTCATTGTGGGCTCACACTCATTACAACAAGGAAAAGGACATTATGGCAAAAGCATTTGATATTTCTAAATTTAGAAAAAGTCTGACAAAGAGCATTGACGGACTAGGTATTGGATTTAACGATCCTACTGATTGGGTTTCTACTGGAAACCTTGCTCTAAACTATTTGATCAGTGGTGACTTCCACAAGGGAGTTCCGCTAGGTAAGGTTACTGTGTTCGCTGGAGAATCCGGTTCAGGTAAATCTTACTTTTGTTCAGCAAACATTGTAAAGGCAGCACAGGATCAAGGCATCTTTGTAGTACTAGTTGACTCAGAGAATGCACTTGATGAAAAGTGGTTGCAGGCTTTGAATGTTGATACATCAGAAGAAAAACTACTTAAACTCAATATGTCAATGATTGACGACGTAGCAAAAACTATTAGTGAGTTTATGAAAGAGTACAGAGAAATGGCGGAAGAAGAACGACCTAAGGTGTTGTTCGTTATTGACTCGTTAGGTATGTTACTAACACCAACTGATGTTGATCAATTCCAAAAGGGTGATATGAAGGGTGACATGGGCCGTAAGCCTAAGGCACTGACATCACTCGTGCGTAATACAGTTAACATGATTGGTAGTTACAACGTAGGTATGGTATGTACTAACCACACGTATGCATCACAGGATATGTTTGATCCAGATGACAAGATTAGTGGTGGACAAGGATTTATCTATGCTTCATCTATTGTAGTAGCAATGCGTAAATTGAAACTAAAAGAAGATGAAGATGGTAACAAGGTAACAGATGTGCGTGGTATTCGTGCAGCCTGTAAGGTTATGAAGACACGTTACGCAAAACCATTTGAATCAGTCCAAGTTAAGATTCCGTACGAAACAGGAATGGATCCTTACAGTGGATTGGTTGATCTCTTCGAAGCGAAGGGTTTACTCAAGAAAGACGGCAATCGACTTAAATACACTGACCTTAACGGAGAAGTGCATTTGGATTACCGAAAGGCATGGGTTGGTGAAAAGTTAGACATGATTATTAATGACATTGCCAACAAGCCAGACATTGCAGATGCAGAAGAAACCGTTAAGGAGGTAGAAACAGAATCTGTCAATGGAGAGTAAAAATATGAATCAGGATCTACTTGCTGATATTTGGAATGTGTTAGGCGAACGCATTCCTGACAAGGATAAGCAGGAGGCCGCATCGGAATACATAACCACGTTGCTTGATTACGGAATTTCCGAATCAACACTCGAAGGCATGATGGGTATCGACACATATCTTGACACAGCAATCGAGTACGCAATAGATGAAGAACCCGGTGACAATGACGAATGGGACGATTAATTAAATGAATTGGTACGATAGAGTTTCTAAGGACATTTCAACTATACCTGATGCTGTGAAGTATTTCGAAGGTGAACTAATAGAAGCCAAGAAAGAAACTAACATCAGAGGTAGAATTGAAATGGCTGCGGCAACAATGCCAGCAACTGTTGAAACTCGTTTTAGCCAACTTCAAGAAATTGAAGCGATCCTAGAATATCTTAACATAGAACTTCGTCGTTTACGAGCATCTCACTTTAGAAGATATGTTGAAAATTATCAACGTTCATTAAGTTCTAGAGATGCTGAGAAGTTTGTAGACGGCGAAGCAGACGTTGTTGATTTTGAAAAGATTATTAATGAATTTGCCTTACTACGTAATAAATGGTTAGGTATTATTAAGGGTCTCGACATTAAACAATGGCAGTTATCAAACATTGTAAAACTAAGAACTGCTGGATTAGATGACGCAACACTTTAACATGTTTTGGAAGAAAAAGACAAAAGCAAGATTTGTAAATTTACTTCCTGGTGTTGAAGTTTCTCATCCTGTAGTAAGATCACAAGACTATCCATTTGAATGGTTTAAAAAATCTGCAATTGATTACAAGACGACTGCAAATAATTCACAACCAGATGAATACCTATTCGGTGGCACTAGCAGATGTCCTGGAATTGGGCAACTGTTTAAGAAAGGTTTTATAATTACAGCACCTATTGACTTTGTAATTGAAACGAAGATAGAAAATAAAAAAGCCTTCGATTGGTCTTGTCCAATAGATGTAAGACAGTATGGTCTTCCTGATGTTTATGTTGGATCTCACTCAGCAGATCAGTTATCAAAATTCTTACCATTTAGAGAAGACACATTAGAGTGTTTGGTTAAAATACAAACCGGATGGAGAATATCAAGCACCAGCGATATTGTTTTCTTACAAATGCCAGTTCCGTATCCCGATCATAATATTTTTACTGCCGCACACGGAATTATAGATTGTAATACGCAGATAGAAATTAATGTTCAATTATTTTGGCATAAACTCAATGATAAAATTTTAATAAAAGCAGGAACTCCGCTTTGTCAATTAATTCCTATTAATAGAAATTTAGATGTTGACCTAATTGTTGAAGAGGCAAATGATAACGATAAGTATGTTTCTACAGCGTGGAGTTATCTTGCACACAAAGAATTTAGAAGAGACATGAAGTCTTTTCTTGAATCAACAAAAAAATTATTGAACAGGTTGTAATGCAAAAAAATTTAGACAATTATGTAATGGTTTTACAAAATCGAGTATCATCTGATATTTGTAATGATACTATTAACGATATTCCTAACCTTAATGCAAAAAAAGCAACCTTTCTAAACTATCAGGGCGAACAAAAGGTTAATCCCGGCGAAGAAGAGCGTTATGAGATACAAGGTTCGGATGCGGTTCCAATTAAAACTAGAGAAGCGTTAATGGAGGCTGTCTGGAACGGAGTTAATGATTATTACAATCATTATAATTTTGATTGGCACAAGAGTTGGAATGGATTTACTGTTCCAAAATATAATATCTATAATGAATCGTCATTAATGACTGAACATATTGACCATATTCATGCTTGTTTTGACGGGGAAATAAAAGGAATTCCAACGTTGAGTGTAGTAGGATTGCTCAACGATGATTTCGACGGCGGTGATTTTGTAATGTTTACAGATACAAAGATACCATTGTCTAAAGGCGATCTGTTAATATTTCCTAGTTTATTTTTATATCCCCATCGAGTAGACACAATTACCAAAGGAACGAGATATTCTTTTGTTTCTTGGGTTTATTAATTAATCCATAATATATTTTCATAATTATCTGACCATATAAATACTAGCATGAAAATAGTGTTAGTTACTGGTGGGTTTGACCCTATACACTCAGGTCACATTGAGTATTTAAAAGCAGCAAAACAACTAGGGGATAAACTGTTAGTTGGTATTAATTCGGACGGATGGCTCGAACGCAAAAAAGGCAAAGCATTCATGCCAAGCACCGAACGAACACAAATTATTAGACACTTAGAAATGGTCGATAATGTCTTTTTGTTTGATGATACTGATGGTTCAGCCTTAGAAGCGATTAATAATGCTAGACTGTTATATCCAGAAGCACACATTATCTTTGCCAACGGCGGAGATAGAACATCAACTAATATTCCAGAAATGTCGCACACAGATCAAAATTTATCATTTGAATTTAGTGTCGGCGGCGCGGACAAAAAGAACAGTTCGAGTTGGATCCTAACAGAATGGAAATCACCCAAAACTATACGCAATTGGGGTTGGTATAGAGTGTTAGATGATCAACCACAAAATGGATTCAAAGTCAAGGAATTAGTAATCGAACCAGGAAAGAGTTTATCGGATCAACGACATTTTAAACGCAGCGAAATGTGGTATGTCCTAAAAGGAACAGTTAGCATGGTTACTGAATGGGAAGAAAGAAAAGAACAACAAACATTAAAGGCATTAAAAAAGGGTTACGATATTGCTGTAGGAACTTGGCATCAAGCATATAATCCGTCTAATGATGAATATGCACACATTCTAGAAGTTCAATACGGCGAAGCATGTGTGGAAGAGGACATAGAAAGAAGATGAGTAATTGGCTGTTTCTTAGTAAAGGAAATGAAGATATCTATATCAACCAATTTGCAA